GAGTAACATTTTATTTCCTTCCTTTGTTGGTATGAGTCCATTATACACATTAAAAGGTAAATAAAAACATCTTTCGAGCAATTAATTGATTAAACCCATTCTTTAATAGTCAGCGCCCCACGGGATATCTCCAGCCATTACGTCTTCGCAATCTGATTCCCAGCCTGTCGGGTCATCTTGATGTGTCTGAGTTACGTTCGATTCAAAAAAGTCTGTGGTGCATTCTGATAGGTTAACGTGTACAAGTGTGGCACTTAAAAGCCCTCCGCACTTCCTACAGCGGAGCTGCTTACCTTGTTCCCACGGGACATAATCACCTATAGTAAGTTCATCACCGTCTATAAAAGGGTTATTATTCCGCATCCGTTAAACCCATGCCTTGCTAAGCCAGTTAGTCGGAGTATTCTCGGCCTCGCCTTTAACTTTTTCTAACTTCCTGCAATCCTTGCACTTGTTCCTCTGGGAGGCTGTGAACATTTTTAGATCAGTCGTCCCGCAGCCGCCACATTTTTTGATCTTCATTAACGCCTGCTCCTTAGTAGTTAGACTTTGTTACATCAACAGTTGATTGGTAGCCGTTGTCACGAAGATTTTCAGACAGCATTGCAGGGATCGCGGATATGGCGTAGCTCCTCACATACTCGGCTACAGTTTCATCGTCACAGCCAAGATCCGACATATAACTTTTCAGATCTTTAGCATCAAGCTCTAGGGTCATAGATACCTGTACTTTCATTACGCTTGCTCCTTCAGGTCGGCGGGGCCGAAGCCCCTTGTATTTAAAAGTTGTAGTCGTAGTGCTTCAGTGGCTTAGTGTTCAAATTAAATTTCATGTTATTTGCTTGCCATCTTTGCTTAGCTTCAGACCAACGAATTTTAAAAACTCCGTTTTTTTCGTTGCTGGTAATGTCCCATTCTTGATCTCTCTGATTAGCTAAGTGACCGGCAAAACCGCCAGCTTTCCAGTCTTTAGAGTTTTTCCAAAATTCTGTTTCTACCGCGTCCATTGCTCTTATTTCAAGAGTTTTCTCGCTTACGATTCTTACAATTTCGTAGGGAGATATATCTGAGTACCCAAGGGAATTTGCGTAAGAGTTAAGAACTTCTCTTTTAACAATTTTGTTGGTGCAAATGCACTCGGGGTGACCATGTTCTGTGATAAAAGAATTATGAGAACTAACTTCTTTTTCTGCTTCTTGCAAAGTTTTGCAAGTGCGAAAATCGTCTTCGGCAAAGGGTCTAGGCAGTCTTACATCGTATTCGTAAGTGGTGACAGTGTTCATTTTGCTCTCTTTTTCTTGTTGGTGTGAGTGCATTATACACAGCTAGGTGTCTGCAGCAACCTTTTCCGCAACTTCTTTTGCACTATCGAATCCAGCACAAACAAAGGCTTTGTGGCCGACGGACTCTAGATAGTCCAGCCACTCCCGTTGTTTCTCGCTAACGCGACCTCCTTTCGATCGCTTCATCTCGATCCAGCAATTCCATTCTGGGATGAAAAGGTCCGGCACTCCTGCGCTAACGCCCTCGGATTTGAGCCTAGCTCCGGCAGACTTTGACCGGCTCTCGCCGTTAGGTATGGCAAAGATCCTGACCTTTGGGTACTGACGTCTGAACCACTGCACGAACAAAACCTGTTCTTGGTGCTCAGTCGGAATCTTTAGAACGGAATCATTGGTGCCCACTCTTGGCACTCGTTTAGTTTTGCGGCGAAATCTTCCGGCGGTGCGATTGAATATTCTTGGCACATTCCCTCCTTAGTGTAAGCGTCACAGGTGTGACAACATTGTGGCTCGACGAGCAGCCTTAGCTCCTCCATCTGCTCAAAGTATTTGACAACTTCTGGCGGTTGTTTATGTCTCATATTTTCTCCTGACGACGTTAAAGTAGCGTCCATTTTTTTCGTAGATAATTTCTGATGGCGGCGTCGATTTGTTCAGCACAACGCTTGCCGCGTACAGACCGTCTGCAGCAATAAGCTCTTCACGACACCCGCTCGACTGAGATATTTTTTGAATCTCGCCGACCGCTTTCTGTCCTGCAAACCCTGGGTTGAGGACGCAAAAGTATTCGTCGATCGGCTTGTCCGACAGCCTGCCGTAGTACGTTGCCTTCAACATATTGTTGCCTGCTCGCGACGTGTACTCGCTCCAAGACCAAGACTTCACCGGCATCTGTAGCTCTGAGTCTGCACCCATGATGTCGTCATCTCGCAGACGCAGCCTCTCGTATGGCTCCTCGCTCGGCGGCCATTCGTATCCGCACTCGGGACAAATCATCACGCTGATGTGAACGATTTCGTGGCAGGCGTCACAAACCTTGATCGGCGCTTCTCCGCCTCCGCCAGACTTGCTTGGCGGTCTAACTCTTGTAATTGGACCGTGAGTCTCGACGTTGCCAGCAAAGTCCAAAACTAGGCAACTATCGGTGTGAGCCTTGGGCCGCAGACCTCGGCCAGCCATCTGAACGTAGAGAGCAGGACTAAGCGTTGGTCTGAGCATCGCGATCAAATCTAGATCTGGAAAGTCAAATCCAGTCGTGAGGACGTTTGCATTTGTCACCGCTTGAATATCGCCGGCCTTGAATCGTTTAAGGATTTCTGTCCGCTGAGCCATCGGCGTTTTGCCTGTCACGCAAGCAGAAGCAATCCCTGAGCCTTGAAGCGTTGCCGCAATGTGCTCAGCGTGATCAACGCCAGCGCAAAATAAAAGCCAGTGCTTGCAATCCCTGCCTCTAGCAATGACTTCTTCGACAACAAGCGTGTTGTTGTCATCAGTGTCTACCGCTCGCTGCAGCTCGGACTCAATATACTCGCCGCCTCGCCTGTGAACTCCCGCGACACTAAGCTTGGTGTCGGTTTTCTTGCTCCGCAACGTGCAGAGATGACCCTTAAAGATTAGCTCTTCAATCGTCACCGGCTCGATCCTGTCGTGAAATAGCGCGCCTGCCTCGTCTATGTATCCATGCCCGAGCCTGAACGGCGTAGCTGTCAAGCCAATGACCCTGATCGATGGGTTGATGTCAGTGAGGCTTTGGATCAGCTCTCGATAGCCTCCCTCCGCTTTGTGAGATATCAAGTGACACTCGTCAACTATGATCAAGTCGATATGACCAACGTCGAGCGCGCGCTTTCTGATCGACTGAATCCCAGCAAAGGTTATCGGCTCTCCAAGATTCTTTTGCCTGAGTCCTGCACTGTAAATTCCCAAGGGAGCGCCGGCCCAGTGCTCTCGCATTTTGTTAGCGTTCTGCTGGATCAGCTCTTTAACGTGGGTCAGCATTAGAACTCGCGTCTCCGGCCAGTTAGTCAGAGCGTCTTTACATAGCTCCGCTACGACGTGGCTCTTGCCAGAACCTGTAGGAAGCACTAGGCATGGATTGCCCTCGTTATTCTTTAACCAGTCGTACAGCAGGTCAATAGACCTTTGCTGGTAGTCTCTAAGTTTCACAAGTCTAAACTCTTTTGAATTTGTGATAACTCTGCCATTTTAGAAAAATTAATCTTTTTATCACCTTTGGTAAAAAATAAAATAGGCTCTGCGTTGACTCCGTTTTTCTTCCTAGAAGTTATCTCGTAACCAATTACTCCTTGAATGGAGCAGTTACTTAATGAAGATAAACAATAGTCTATCAACGGCTGGCAGATTCTGTTGTATTCGTGATTGGCATAGCAGTCACTAATATTGAGAGCGAGAATTCCATTTTCCTGCAGCGAGTCCCACGCAAAAGTAATCATGGGATACAAGAACTCCGTCATCCAGTCGTTAAACTTTTTAAACTTTGTGTGAGACTGCATATCTCCTTGGTACTTTTCAATCTTGTAATAAGGAGGAGAAGTAAAAATAAAGTCAAAATAATCTTCTTCAGGACAATCAATCTCGCTGCCCCTGTACTCAAAAGACAAATTTGTTTTGGTAAGAAAAGTCTGTTGCTGAAGTGCGTATCCAGTAAAGACTAAAGGGTTTACATCTCGACAATAGTAAAAGTCTGCATCCACACTCATCGCCGCAGACAATCTATCTCCCCAGCCGCCACATGGATCGTAAATTCTCTTTGCCTCGAAAAGTGAATAAAGACACTTTGCGGCAGAAGGTCTAAATTGAGACGGAACGTATCCCCGCATTGTCAAAGCGCTTTTGTGGCTATCTTTGTAATAGATAGAATTTTCAATATTCTTTCTTAGTTTTTGATCGTACCAAGCTCTGATAGGAGAGGGAGCAGTCAAGCTGTCGCAGGCCACTCTTGATTGCCAATGATAAAAGTTACTACTCTTATTTCCTACATTGCTTTTTGTAATAACGTAAGGAAGGCATAGGTCTGCATCAATTACAGATCTGCTGGTCCATTCTTTTTCTTTTAATAAAGTTTTAGCATCAAGCATTTGAAGAGAGGCGTAATCAATCATTGCCTCTTTTTCAGTTGGCCTGATCAAAGGGAATTGTGGAAAATTATTCACTTAATAATTCTCCCGTCGAACGCCTTCCTCAACTCTGCCGCGTCACCGCTGGCGCAAAGCTCTGGGTTAGCGATGATCTCCTTCCCAGAATACCCAGCCTCGCCATTCAAGACGTCCTTGCCGCCTATCACGTAGATAGTTTCCCACTGGCTTTCGGCCTCTTTCCTTTTATAGGGAACAAGGTCTGGATGAACGACGTGGCTGTCGCATCCTTCCTCTTGAAACTTTAAAGGGATCTCGCTCCCGCCGTGACGCTCGCAGTTCCACGTGGAACCTTCTGTGGCCGTGGCATGAGCGCAAGTCCTGCAATTCGCTTCCTTGGTCGGCTCCTGTTCGTGGCAGAAAGAATAGCCAGCACAAAACTTGCAAAGATACCAAGACGGACTTGCTCCAGTACACGGTTCTGGCATTCTGTCAGAGAGCGCAATTCTTTTACCTCGATCGACTGCAGCCTGAGCAACTTTCTTGTTTAGCTTAACTCGCTCGGTGTAAAGCTGATCGTCGTCTTTGCAAACGGCGACGTACAACGCTCGATCAATTTTCATCCCTAGCATATAGGTTTGCATTTGAACGTAATGATTGTAATGAGATTTTTCTACGCTGGCTGCAGAGACGAGCTTGCCAAAGCTTTTCTTTCCATGCGTTTTGAACTCTGCGACGTGCTTTGTTTTTTCAGCCCCCGGAATGCCACCGTGGATTAT